CAAAACTTGTTGAACTATGCGGAAAGCGTTGGGGAACCAAGTCTCTCGGTACATACGCCAATCGTCCAATGCGCAACAATGCCGGACTTTCCGTGCATGCCACCGGATACGCAGCTGATATTCAATACAAAGATGAAGCGCAAGCGCGAGAAATGTGGGATTGGTTTCTTGCCAACTCAAAAGCCCTTGGATTGTGCGAACTGCATTGGTATGCATACGGCGAATACGGCGCGGGCTACCGATGCTCTCGAGGCGAAGGCAAGACAGGTGTCAAGATCTACACCGCCGACGACAACGCAGGCTCATACGAAGGCAACCCCAATTGGCTGCACTTTGAAATGGCAAAGCAATCCGCAGAGGCTTTTGAAGCTGCATGGCGGGCGCTGCCTAAACCTTAAATCGCCCGAAGAAATCACCCTCTTCGCGCTAGACCTCGGGACTGACTGTGTTTCCCTCATTGGTTCCGAGGTCGAATCCGCCAATCTGACCCTCGCCTGTGTTACAACATCAGGACACAAGCAGCGAAGGGAAACCGCTATGAACCACCAAGACAAACTCATCTATTTCACCTATGGGTGGCTCGTCTCATGGGCTTACTTTAAGGTCGTCAACCGCTACTGGCGCAACTGATGCTTTCCTCGTGGGGCTATATGCCGTTATGGTCTAAGGACAAACTAACCCTCGTCCAAATCTTTACGGATTCGGCAACAGAAGAGATCGTCAAAGTCACAGTCGCCACAAGGCGCGCTCCCTGGATGATGTTCGCTTCGATTACAGAAGTTGAAAAGGTTGACTAAGAGAATCATGGCAATCGCCCTCATCACCGCACTATCCATCCCCGCACCCGCTTCAGCAGCTGCGCAATCTTGTCCACAATGGGAACCTCTCCTGCGCAAGCACTTCCCCGCAAAGGTCGTGCCAACGCTCTCGAGAATCATGTACCGCGAATCCAGATGCAATCCCAAAAGCACGTCGCCAGTCCGCCGAAACACCGGACGACCCGACGTCGGTCTCATGCAGATTCAAGGCTCCTGGGCAACTGTGACACGGGCAGTCTGTAAGCAACAGAATGTGATCCGCGCACTACAAGATCCGTCGTGTAATGTCAGGGTCGCGCGGTACCTCTACGACAATGGTGGTATCGGGCATTGGAGAGCGACTTCAGGGTCGTAACGAAAGATGAGGGAAACATCATGGAATTAACAACCGACGAAATCATTGCGCGTCTAATGAATCTGTCAGTCAAACTTGACGGAGAGATGCGTTTCGAGGAGTCATCTGTCATCAGTCAGGCAATTGCCCTGATTATGACTATGCGCAACGCTGCCGAACGGATGCGTCATCCGAGCATGAGTTACAACGAAGAACTCAAAGCCGTCATCGAATGGATTACGGAGAACCCGTCATGAGCATTGAGGACTACGAACCAGTTGCCTCGCGTCTTGCTCGCTTCTGGGAGAAACATCCCGAAGGTCGAGTCATCACAAAACTCATCACATTTGAAGGCGACCGAGTCATTGTCCAGGCCGACATTTATGTCGACAGAGAAGATGACCGCCCCATCGCAACCGACTTTGCAGAAGAGTTGCGCGGGTCTAGCAATGTCAACAAAACAAGCCATATCGAGAATGCAGCCACCTCCGCAATCGGTAGGGCGCTCGCTGACTGTTCCTTTGCCTCCAGTACAGACTGGACAAAACGTCCGTCGCGCGAAGAGATGCAAAAAGTCGACAGAATGACGTCACGACCCACAGAAGGCGGAAGCGTCACAGAGCCGTCAAACCTTGCCTCAGACAAACAATTAAACATGATCCGCGCCGTATGCAAATCCATCGGGCGCACAGTTCCGGCAGGAATACAGGGCTGGACAAAACGAGAAGCTTCGCAGTACATCGACACAATCAAGAGCGCGCCTGCACCGCAAGAAGAACCAGAGGAGGCGTTCTGATGGATGACATTGTGACCCGACTACGAGACAAATATCAAGGTCAGTTGCCGATTTGTACTGAAGCCGCTGATGAGATTGAAAAACTGAGGGAGAAATGCAAACACCTTGAGTCCGAGATTGCACGTCTAGAAAGGCTCAGCAATGGTTGACCTGCTCACCCTGATCATCATGTGCGTCAGTCTGTTCATGTGCGGATTCCTACTGGGAAAAGAACAATGACCGTCTCCGAAAAGATATTCCAAGACCAAGTCATCAAACTTGCCCGCATGCAGCAATGGCTCGTCTTTCATGCCTCACCATCATCGCCTCGCCCTGGTGTTTGGCGGTCAGACGGCAACGGATTCCCCGACCTAGTCCTCGTGTCGACATCTGTGCCATCTCGAGGAGTTATCTTCTGTGAACTTAAAACCGCTGAAGGCAAACTGTCAGCAGAGCAAGAAAAGTATGCGCGATGCCTAATCAACGCAGGAATTGAATACCACCTCTGGCGTCCCCGAGACCTTGACGCAATCGCAGCTCGTCTAGGTCGGCAAGGCAAACTCCAATGAGAACACCAGTCCGAGTCATCCTCACACCTGCAGAAATGCGTATTGCCTGCATAGGAGGCGTTGAACGCAACCTAGACGCCACAGAAAAGAACCAACGCCCCAACCAACCAGACCGCAAATACCACGAACAAAACTTCTTCCAAACTCACATCTTTGGAGCCATAGGCGAATACGCAGTCGCAAAACTATTGGGGGCCAAATGGCAATGGGAAAAAGAAACTAACGGGTTTGACGTGCTGCAGTATCAAGTCCGGTCAACTGAAAACCCAGACACAACCATCAAGGTACGCACCAGGGACAATCCTGATCACAACTTCATCTTCTGCAAAGTCAGAGAAAACCGCGTCCTCATCGAGGGCTGGATTACAGGCCGTGAAGTCATAGCCAACAACGAAGAGATATTCACCGACTGCTTCACCATTAAGGACTACCGCCTCTACCCACTCACAGACCTCCCAGAGTTCCCTCAGACGCTCCCTAAGGGCTGCGAAATGTACAAGGCACCAGTTAAGAGGTACGGATGATTGTCGTCGCCTGGTACATCCTTCTGTTAAGTATCGGGATAGCAATCCTCCAGGGGATACGCAAGGACTAACATGCCACCACAACCGAGAGACGCAGGCCGACATCATCAGTTGCAGATGGTTCGCAGAACACGAGGGAACTCGGGTAGAGCAGTCTGCCTTCGGGCAACTGTGCAGCGTCCAAACGTCATAAATGAGAATGGTGACCGTCCACATGTCAAACATCCGGCAGCCAGAGATACTTACTCGAACTGCGGGGGGCGAGCAAACCACCGAACCGAACACAACAAACGAGAACAAGTCCCCTCGGGGGGACGCGTTAGCAGGGGGCAACCATGAGCAAGAGAACAAGTGATCCAGAGTTCAGACGCAGACGATCAGAACTACTTGAAGGCAATCCGCTCTGCCATTGGTGCCACAAAGCACCAGCCACCGAAGCAGACCACCTCATCCCATTCGACATCGTCGGAGATGACTCCCCCCTCGTTCCCGCATGCAAACCCTGCAACTCAAGGCGTGGAGCAGAACACGTCAACGGCAAAAGAACAGCACAAGCACACGCAAGAGCAGAACACCTCGGACTAGACCCAACGACAAAACCAAAAGCAAAACAAAATAATCCCGAACTTTTTTTGAAAAAAGAAAAAATGATGCCCCCGTCCCCTTCCTTTCTCTTATCTGAAGGGATTCAAACCGAATCAGTTCGATGTCCTGCGTCTTCGGCATTAACGCTCGGGATTGGCGTTGTTTCGCCCAGGTTGGAATCGGTGGCTGTTGGGTCTGGTTCGTATGGCTCTGCGGTTGCTGCATGGTCGGAGAGAGTTTTGGGTCGGACTTTGTTTGAGTGGCAGAAGATTGCGTTGACGGGTCAATTGACTCATGACGAGAATGGTGACCTTGTGTTTCGTGAGTCGTTGTGTAGCACAAGCAGGCAGAACGGCAAGTCCGTGGCATTGACAAGCCTTTGCGGTTACTTCTTGACGGACTGGTCAGCGATGCGCGGTAAACCCATTCATGTTCTTTCCGTTGCTAACAAACTTGATCGCGCGGTTGCAATATTCAATGAACTTGCTCCGGTACTCGAGGCACAATTTGAAGGCCATGTGACTTGGTCGTATGGACGCAACAAAGTTGAGATGCCGAACGGCTCGACGTGGGAAGTAAGAGCTGCGACCCCGAACCTTCACGGCGGAACCTACGACTTAATTGTTGTTGACGAAATTTGGAACGTTTCCGAGGAGGTCTATTTTGATGCGCTTCGTCCGTCGCAGATTGCGGTCAAGTCTCCGCTCCTTTCCTCGTGGTCAACTTCTGGCGATGAGTCGTCTAAGACAATGCAGCGTCTTCGTGAGGCAGCCATTGGCGCGATAGATCAGCAGAAACAGACCCGTCTTTATTTTGCAGAATGGTCATTGCCTTCAGGGGCTAATCCGAACGACGAACTCAATTGGGGCTACGCGAACCCCGCGCTTGGTCAGACCATCACTCTCGAGGCGTTGCAAGCAGCTGCGGAAACTCCAGATCGTGCAGCGTTCCTTCGTGCGCATCTGAACTTGTGGGTTTCATCGGCGGACGCTTGGATTCAGCCTGGTGTTTGGGACAGGCTCTTCACCGAATCAGAATGTCCCGCTGGTGGCGTCCTTGCCGTTGACTCAGCGACAGGCGGAGAAAAGTATGTTGGCATCCGTTGCGGACTCACCGAGGAAGGCAACATCATTGCAACTGTGCAGTTCTCCACAGAGTCCCTCAAAGAAATGT